ATAACATGTTTAATGCTTTCGTATCACTTGCTAATCTAACTTTCTCACTCCAAAGATTTACTTTCTCTTGCTCATATATTGTAGAAGCGTTTGTTAAAGTAAGTTGGAAGTTTGTTAATTCAGAATCATCAATACCTTGCCCAGCCAAATGAACAATAGCTATTTTATATAATTCACTAACAACAGTTCTTTGAATTCTTTCAATAGTTCTAGCAAAACGAACATCCTGAGCTGCAAGAGTTGCTTTACCACTAATACCTTCTTCATATCCTAAGAATGCTTTAGGTATCTTTAATGCACTAAATAATTTTGCTTTTAAATAATCGATATCTTCCGTTGCTGTGTATTCTAATCCGCTTAAGTTATCTATTGATGTACCGCTATCTCCACCTCTAACAGGTAAGAAGAAATCTTCGGTAAGATTCTGAATATTGTATTTTAAGTTGTAATCACCACTATTTTTATCAACAAACGGAGTTTTCTTCATTTTGTTGATAATTTTTTGCATATAGTTATCAACCTCTTGTGGATTGATGTTACCAATATCAATTTTGAACACTCTCTTTTCAGGTGCTCTCATAATACGATGAATCAACATCGCATCTTCCATAAGAGATAATTGTTTCCAAACTCTACGACCACCTTCAATCATAGCCTTACCATATGGAAGGAAGTTTGTATCTGATAATAAACGGAAGTGAGCCATTTCATAGTTCTCATATTCCTTTTTACCAAATCTATCTAATTCAACTTTAAACTTAACGTAGTTTTGATTAGATGGGTCAGTACCTTCTAATCTTTCGGTATTATATACAGAATAAGGTAATACATTTACAATACCCTTACCCTCTGCTATTTCCAATGCTAAAAAGAAATCACCATATTTTACCAAGTTTCTTACCCAAGGCCATAAGTTAAATTCTATATTAATTACATCATAGAATAAGTTATGTAGTATTGCACTTACATTCTCATTTGTTGATTTAATAGTAAGAGTATCTCCGTATTCATTTTTTGTTGTCGATTCATCAGCGTAAATATCTAATGCTGATGCTATAATTGGGTCATTATCCATAGCATCATAATCTCTAAAAAGCTCTCTACGAACTTGATGATATGCCATTGATTGTGCACCCTGATTAGTCTCATAGTAAGACCTTTGTAACTTTGTATATCTATCTCTTAGATTTACGAAGTTTGTATTCATTTGGCGGTCATCCGTATCAACAACCTTACGTTTACCGTCTTTATCAACGGTTACGATAGCTTGCGATGCAAACAATTTCTTTAATCTACCAAAAAAACTTCTATCATCTATTTCCTGTTCTGCCATAATTTATTATTAATTTCTAAAAAATCCCATTTTGACATTATATAACATAAATATCGTAAAATATCAAAACCCTACAACCATTGAGTTAAATCTTCAAATCCATCTCCAATCCTCATTGCCCAAGGATTATCATCCATAGTGTTTCCACCACCATATACACCATTGTAAGTATGTGATGTAATACCACCAACTGCACTCTTTGTTAAATCAATACCTTCTTGTCTTAATCTTAGTGCAGTATCTCTAACCCACAATCCAATTGAAAATGCCATTACCAAGTCATCATTATAACCTTTCATAGCTTCAGCTCTACCATTCATATAAATAAATGTAAATAATTCATCTATCAAACGACTGGAACGTACTATAACCGATTTCTCTCTAAAGTAATCAGTTAATTTAGATATAATTAAAGGTCTAGTTTTAGATGTGGTTGAAAATCCAGCTACTAATCCTCTTTCCTCTGCTCTATATCTATTTGTTATTTGATTTTCAGTATCAATATATTTTAAATCCTTACTCATATAGAATAAGTTTTTATATGCTCTATCAATAACTTGCTGAATTGTTGCCCATCCAATGTTTGCGTTCTCCACTACAAGCAATGCATCATTATATTCAGTTGAAAGTGCTACTAAAAAGTTTCCAAAATCCTTTGTATCAACTCTACCTTTATATTCAGCTACTTGAACCGAATTAACTATATCAATTACATGACATGTAGAATAATCCCCACCATCACCTCTAGCCACATCGGCCACAACCATATACGATTTGTTATAATCAGCATGTTCCCATTTCCAAAGGTTTCCATCAAATCCACCTTTCTCTATTGGGTCCTGAATGTATGTTTCTTTATAGAACATTAGGGTTTCCGGTTCAATTACAGTTTCACCAGAAGATACGAAGTCACAATCACACTCTTGAGCTGCTTTCTTTTGTCCTAATAATTTCTCCTGCTCATCTCTCCATCTTTGGTCTCTTTCAGGATGTACTGTCCAATGTAATCTGATTGTATTAAATGGATTTCTACTTTCCTCAGCTCCTAACCAAGTTTGGTGAAACCAGTTACCCACACCATTTGGAGTAGATAATGCAATACAACTACCACCCGTTGAAAGTGTTGATTGAGCTGCCACCCAAATTTCATCGATATCATCAATGAAAGCGGCCTCATCAAATATTAGAAGTGATAATGCTTCAGAACGTCCTGCGTCAGGAGATGAAGCAATAGCCTTAATTTGAGAGCCATTTTGTAAACGAAGGGAAAGTTTGTTATCCTCCAAAGAACCTCCTTTAAGCCAACTAGGAAGCAATTCATGCATCACTCTTACCTTTGTTACTAAGTTCTTTGCAACATCTTGCTTTGTTGCAATAACTAATACGTTAAAATCTGAATTGAATATCATTTTCCAAAGTGCATATCCGGCTGATAAGGTTGAGATACCAGTTTGTCTTGATTTTAGGACTATATTAAATCGATTACCATTAAATTGTGTTAAAGTTCTTTCCTGAAACGGAAATAGATGAAATGGTATCTTACCCCTAACAGGATGTTGAATCATACAATACTTCTTCATAAAGTGAATAGGGTCTACCGCACACTTTTTGTATTCTTCCGTAATTATATCTTTTAAAGATTTCTTTTGTGTTATACCAGTACTCATACTAATCGTTAAGTGGTCTTACTAAATCGTAATTTTTATCTTTTAATTTATCGTAAGCTTCATTTCTTAATTTAGTAGCTTGTTCAATCTCAGCTTCAAACTTAACAATTTCTAAAAGTATTTCTGCTTTAAGTTCTTCTACATCCCTTTCCATACTCCAAGTTTCAATCTTACCATCTTCTTGAACTACTTCATAAGTTTGTTTTGCATCTCTATATGCTTGCTTAAACTGAGATACAATATCATTACCATGTGCAATCATATTGGAATATATTTTATAATCCTCATATTCTTTCCACAAACCATCATATTTTATTTGAGCTTCTCTTAACGTAAGACAATGTAAACAATATCCAGTTTTAGATATTAATTTTTTATCAACTCTACCTATTTTGATTGTTTTGCAATTATCAGATTTACAGCTATTTAACTTATCTAAATAAGCTCTTGTTTCAGCCATAATGTCACCCAATTCAGAAACCTCTATTTTACCAGCTTCATATTGCTCCCAAGACTTACCTTTATTATCAGTCCATCTTTCACCAACTTCTCTTTTTATGATTTCGTTATCTGCCCCAGAAAATGATATTTGTGTATTTTTTTCATACTCACCACCAGTCAAAACCATATCAACCAACTTCCTACGAGTTGGATGCATAAACTTTTTATTAAATTCCTTTGCCATATTATATACAATATATTCGTATATATAAGTATATCAAAATAAAGAAAACGATATTATTTATCGAAGAAAATACCTAAAATTTGATTTAGGGGTGCGAATGCACCAGTTAATTTGTAAGTGTTACCACCATATACAAATACAATACCCTCATTTGGTACAATTTTATCAAATCCACCAAGTGCATTAAGTCTTTGTAACTCTAATTTTAATTTTGCAATCTTTTTAGGGTCACCACTACCTTTTACTTGTGTTATTGTACTTTGTAAACGAGATACCATTTGCTTCTTAGCACTATCAGGATTTGCTGTAAGTACTGAAGTCATAAATGATAATACATCAGCCCCAACTCCTAAGAATATCTCCTCAAATCTCATTAGATTTTGTTTTGATATTTTTTGTTGGTCTTGTTTATCAATTTGTTCAGCCCATGCTCTTAATTTATCATCTTTTATATCAGCAATTCTAAATGATTTATTTCCAAAAGCCCATCTCTTAACCAATCCTATCTTTTGCTGTGCATCTAATTTCTTAGCATTCTTATCAACAAAGTTCATCCACCAAGCTTGATGATAATCAGCTACACCATCAGAATCTTTTAATCCAAATTCAGATTGTAGTTTTGAAATCATTGAAAAATACTTTCCTTGTCGTGAACTTAAATCATCGGATTTTGGTAAAGATTGCATTGGAGGTCCTTGTATTGTGTATTTAGATTGAACATGTGCATTTACTTGTTTAATCATACCTGCTAATATTCTTGCAGCTTGTTGGTTTTCACCAACTACAGTACCTTCTTTATCATATTCAAATGTACCATGAAATACTAAAAGTGGTTGGCCATATGGAATTACATTTACTGATGTTGGATATATTACTTCCAAATTCATAAAACATGTACCATTTTTAAATACCATTTTTCTTTGAGAATCTGATAGACCTGATATTGCTTTTGATAAATCCTGCATAGCAAAGTTGTATGCATCAGTTAATCCACCTCTACCGGCAAACTTATCTGCTACCTGTCCTATTGTCATAGCCCCAACACCACCATTTTTTAAATGAGATTTATTACGAGCTGCTACTAGTCTTCCATTAACCCAACTAATTGCCAATGCCTGACCATCAGTCTTTTCTCTTGCGGTTTCCAAATCACCATTAAGTGCTTTAGTTACAATATTTTTTAAATCGCTAAATGTAAGATTCATCTCAATATCAAATGGGTGGTTCATATGTCCATAAGCTCCACCTTCTAATAATATTGATTCGTTTGTTGGCTTTTCTATTTTAGCTAACGTTTGATAATAATTTAAATCTTCG